TCGTGACATCGCGGACGTATCCGGCGTTAAAGGTCAGACGGTGACCATTGCCGTAGCCGATTCAAATAACAGCGCCCGTGACGTTACTGCGGGCCGTACCGGCACCAATATCACCGTAGTCGCTACCACCAAGACCGTGACGCTTAACCAGTGGCGCGAGACCGGGCACGACATTACGGATAAAGAGTTCGAGGAAATCATGGAAGGCTACCTTCCGGCACAGGCCGAGGAAGACCTTCGCGCTTTGGTTAACGATGTTGACCAGAAAATTCACGACGAACTCCGCAAGAAAACGTACCAGTGGGCTGGTACAGCGGGAACAACCCCGTTTGCGACCAACCTTGGAGTCTTCAAGACCACGCGGGCCAAGCTATCCACTAGCCTCGCACCGCTGGATAACCGCCGGGTTGTACTTGACCCCGATGCAGAGGGTAACGCCCTCATCCTCGGTAACTTCCTCCAGGCCGAACAACGTGGCGACCAGGGTGGTGTTATCAGTGGGGTTATCGGCCATAAGTTGGGTGCCGATTGGATGATGAGCCAGAACGTGAGAACGCACACTTCCGGTTCGATTTCGAAAGTCACCTCGGTTTTGACCAACGGTTCGGTTATCGCCGGATTGGCTACGCTGGTACTTGACCGGGCGTCCTTTACGGGAACCCTGTTGACGGGTGACCTGTTTAGTGTTGGTTCACAGCAGTTCGTCGTAACCGCCACAGTAACTGCCGCGTCATCGGCTATTACGGTTGGTGTTTCGCCGGTACTGAGTGCGGCTATCGCCGACGGTCAAGCCGTGACGTTCGCTTCGAAGTCCGTTAGCGATACATGTGTGGATAACCTCCACTTCCATAAGGACGCGCTGGCGTTCGCTTCCCGGCCCCTGACCCGCTCGGCGCAGGCAGGACTTGGGAGTACATTCGGAACCATCGTTGACCCCGTTTCAGGGCTTGCGATTCGGGCCGAGATTTCCAGGCAGCACAGACAGACCTCCTTCCGCTGGGACATCCTCTTTGGGATGACCACAGTGCGACCGGAACTGTCTAGTCGTATCCTCGGGTAAGGTTCTTCGGAGCCTATAGCATAGGGGTGGGACAACATCGTCCCGCCCCTCTACCGAGGGAGATTCGATGGCACTGGACGCAACAGCAAAAGGGACGAGTTCAAACTCGTATGTAACGCAAGCCGAAGCCACTTCGTATTTCGGTGACCGTTCCGATACGACCGATTGGACGGGTGCGACTACTACCGTAAAAGACAAGTCGTTGGTTACGGCCACGTTCGTCCTCGACATGGAGGAATACGAAGGCTACCCGACTACATCGACCCAGCGGTTACAGTGGCCGCGTACCGGGTTCGTCAATCGCCAATACGCTAACGTGGACGAGGATACCGTCTATGTGGTTGTTAAAGAAGCGACCTACGAGTTAGCACTCGCCATAATCAAGGGTGAGTACACTATGAGCGATACGGGACTCGAGGGCTTCCGTCACGTGAAGGTCGGACCCCTGGATGTAACGCCTAATCTTGGCCGGCGGGCCGCACAGTTGCCCGAGATAGTAGTTCGGATGCTCAAGGGCATACGGGTAGGTGGTACGGGCATCAATATCCCGGCGAGGCGTGGATAATGGGTCTACTGGACGCCCCACTTCGGAACGTAGCAAAATCATTGCTCAATACGTTCGGCACATCCGTAACATTCCGGTTAGTAACTCCCGGCAGTTACGACACTACCACGGGCACCCAGAAACCAACGGAAACGAATACGACGGTCAAGGGAACCTTAGCCGCATACACGAACCACGAACGAGGCGATTCTATTCAACTCGGTGACCGTAAGCTGTTCGTCGCCGCAAGCGCCTTGACCGTCACACCAACGACAGACGACCAGATAGTTATTGACTCAAGCGTATACCGGATTGTACGGAATAACGTAACGTATGCGACCGACCAGGCCGCGATATTTGAGCTACAGATTCGCGGGGGCACCCAGTAATGGCCCGACGCGTTAGCCCCGAAAAAGCGGGCGAGATACTGAAGCAGAACGCTAACGACGCATTCGTCGGGTTGGTGTTTGAGTCGGCATCTCGGATAGTCCAGAAAACGCCAGTCAAGACGGGTCACGCTCGCGCTAATTGGCACATAGCCCAGAACACGCCGAATAGGTCGGTGACCGATAGCATAGACCCTACCCCACGGGACGTACCGGGTAACGAGGTTCTCACGCATATGGCGCACCCGACCAAGTTGGGCGAAGTAACATATTTGACTAACTCGCTGCCCTACATCCAAAGGCTGGAACATGGGTGGAGTAAGCAATCCCCTGGTGGAATGGTGAAGCTCGCACAGGCAGAGTTGCAGACATTATCCCGCGAGGTAGCGGCTAAAATACGGAGAGCATTCTAATGGCAGTCGCACAAATAGGCAGTCTCACGACCTTCGTAGCGGGTACGCAAGCGGTCGCATCGGAACTGAACACGAACCTAACCTCCATCCGTACAGCATTTAATAATCTCGTCACCGGGTCGAATACGCTAAACATCGACACGATATCGGAGGTCACATCGGCCAACGGTGTGGTAATTGATGGCGTGACCCTGAAGGACGGTGGCGCAACATTAACGGCAGCGTTGGCCTTGGGTTCGGGAACAATAACCACAACCGGCGCAGTAGCGACCGGGGCGTTGGCTACCGGTGGTGATATTATCATATCCAAGGCATCACCCGCCTTACTGAAGGTTGCCGAGACATCGGGTGCCGGCAATGCAGGGTTCCATATTACCGAATCGGGAGACACTGGCTTTGAGATAATCTACAATGGCACATCGAACGAGTTGGAAATTACCGGTGGGACTAGCGGCACATTCAACGTCACCGCTGCGACGATTGACAGGGCTACAGGTAACTGGGATTTCAGCGATAACACTTTAACCACAACCGGCACCCTAACCGCCGGAATCGGCGCATCAAGTTTCACCGGCACCGACCAGACTGGAATCGCGGTCACAATCGGCGCAGTCCACGCAAGCCTAGTCGCGCTCGGACTGATAACAGCATAGAGGGAATATGTCAGAAGCAGAGAGAGAAGACGAAACACAGGAAATAGAATTGACCGACCTACAGGCAAAGGGGTTTGAGACCCGAGCGCAGAACCAGAACGCCGCACAGAGGGCGTTGATGGATTACGCCACCGGGATACTGGATAGCGCAGGGATACCCAAGGCCGAGGTAGTCGGGTTGGACGGCAATAAACTAACGATAAAGGTCATCGAATAGATGCCAATACTACACTGGACTGATGCAGCTACTACATGGGGGAACGCCGAATGGTCGGGCGTGGCTACGTCCGAAACGGACGACGCCCGGAAGGTCATCGAGTTGCGCCTGGAGTCGAATATCGCCAGTGGGTCGGACATACCCATCGCGTGGGATAACGTGCCTTTCGAGCCACCGGCAGATGCGGAGTCGTTTATCGAACCCGTCATCCTATGGGGCGAGGGTGGGCTATCGACCAAGAACGGCAGGAACACGATTGTCGGGGTCTTGAACATCAACGTCTACGTTGTGGCCGGCAAGGGCTACGGTCCGATGTACACGATAGCCGACGAGATTCGGGACATATACAATCGGGTCGAGGTTGCGGGCGTTCGGTTCGGCGTACCGAGTCCAGCCCGGTCCGTGGTGTCAGGGTCCGACAGTCGATGGGTACAAGGAAATATTTCAATCCCGTTCACCGTGGACGAGGTTCTAGTTTAACATGAAAAAGGAGCAATAAGATGGCTAACCAACGCGGTCAGGACGGGTCATTCACCGTAGCAGGCGTAGCGGTTGACGAACTCAGGTCGTGGAGTCTCGACGGGGTATCGTTAGAGCTAATTTCGGATACAGTAAAAGGGGATTCGCATCATTCCTACAAAGGTGGAATTGGCGACGGTGGCACTTATACGGTTTCATGCTGGCTCGATTACGCGAGCGGCCAACAGGACATAATCGACCTCATCAACGCCGGGACCGGCGCAGCGGTGGCCTTCGTGGCGCTTGCTGCAACAGGTAAGACGTTCACCGGGAACGCAGTGCCTCAGAGTTATTCGATTAGCTCGCCC